CCGGTACGGTGTTACCGGCTGATGCAACTGACAAGTCCGGCACATGGACAACCTCAGATGCAACGAAAGCAACCGTCAGCAGCACCGGCCTGGTTACTGGCGTGGCCGCCGGCACAGCGACGATCACCTTCAAGTCGAACGACGGCAATTTCACAGGTGCCACAACTGTAACGGTTACTGCTTCGTAACCATTCCAAATGGGCTGGCTTCTTCGGCCCATTGATAATGATTATGGAGACCACATGACGCCGTATAAAGAGATTGGTGAATGCCTCATCACAGCCGGTGAAGATGAATATTTTTTCCGCCCATCATTTGCAGCAATGAGCCGAATCGGTGAGCCGCAGGAGATTGTTCAGACATTTGCAGAACTGCACCACGATGAGCTTACACCACTAATAGAGCGAGCAACTGAAGCATATGGACACGTTCCGGCCTGGCTAGTCGAGCACATCCGCAGCTGTAGTTATGGCAAGCGGGCGCTTATGGCTGCCATGACTGTGATGCAGGCCTGCTGTGAGGATGATTTGTCTGATCTTATCGGCGAACTCCGCCCGTCCAGAGCGAAAGGCAGGACATTTAAGCGGCGGATGGGCCTGATGGGTGACTTTGAGATGCTGCTAATCGCTCAGTCCCTGATAACACACGGCATCATCGGCAAAGCGAAAGTACGCCAGTTACAGCGCCACGAAAGTGGTAAGGCGACGACAGAGTTTAATGCCTTTGATTACGTCAGCGCGGCCCGAAATCATTTCAGCATGACGCGCTCAGAAGCCGAGCAACTAACAATGACCGAGTTTCAGCACATGCTTGCAGCCAAATATCCTGATCAGAAGGGATTCACGAGAGAAGAGTACGATAAGGTTGCAGATGATTACCTTGCTAAAAAGGCGAAGAGGCTGGCTAAGGCAGCATAAAAATCACGCGAAGCTTTCTTGCTTCCCCTTGCATCAGCTTCCCTTTAGGATTATCTCCATACTTATGAATGGTGGTGGTGATATGAAAAAAATTGCATTCGTTTTAATAATTGCCTGCATTACATCAGGCTGCGTTTACAGAAGTACAGCTCATAGTGGACGGGATTTTGATGAGAACAAATCTACTCAAATAGTTTCCGGGAAAACGACTCAGAACGACCTTGTTGGCCTCCTTGGTGAGCCAATGAAAAAAGAAGTGGTAAGTGAAACTGACGTTAAATGGATTTATGAGTATGTCACCTCTAACGCGGCCGTCAGAGTTTTCAGTTTTAAACCTAAAGTGGACGTTACCAAAAAAACACTTGAGGTACTTGTGCGAAATGGTGTTGTTGTCAACTACGCACTAACAAACCCAGGAAAGACGCAGTACAAGTAATTCTTTACCACCCAAATATACCTCGCCCCGGCGGGGTTTTTTTATGCCCGGAGAAAAGCGAATGGCAGGCGAGCAGCAGGTTGGCAACATCGTTTATGAGATTGAAATGAATGTCGCCAGGCTTATCGAAGGGCAGCGGCAGGTAAATGATCGTCTAAACAAATTAGACCAAGGCTTCAACAGCACATCCAAATCGGCTGGGAATGCTGAAAAGTCCTTTTCATCATTAACCAGGGTGGCTACAGCCCTTTCAGCTGCCATCTCGGTGCAGCAGGTTGCGGAGTATGGGAATGCCTGGGTAACTATTAGCAATAAACTTGCGAACTCCGTCCGGGCTAATGAGCAGCTTGCTGATGTAACCCAGCGCGTCTTCGATATCTCACAGAACACCCGGTCAAGTATTGAGGCTACTGCCACACTGTATGGTCGGCTGGAGCGTTCTACTAGAAGCGCAGGTACCAGCACTGGCGATCTTATTAAGCTCACCGCGACCATCAACAAGGGCTTGGCTGTCTCAGGTGCAACGACCGAAGAAGCAAGCTCGACAATGACCCAGCTTTCTCAGGCGCTCGCCTCCGGCGTTCTGCGTGGCGAAGAGTTTAACTCTATCTCTGAAAACGGTAGTCGCCTGGCCGTTGCTCTTGCCGATTCACTTGGTGTCACTATTGGCCAACTGAGAGCGATGGCAGCAGAGGGTAAACTCACCACAGAAGTTGTTGTTAATGGACTGCTTAAGCAGAGTGATGCGATCGCAAAAGAGTTCGCTAACACTGCGCTTACCATGGGTCAGGCATTTACTGTTGCAACAAACAATATCACCAAATTTGTAGGTGAGAGCTCAAGCGTCAGCACATCTATAAAAATCTTCAATCAGGGTGTTATCTCTCTCAGCGAGAATTTAGATATTGTCGCTAACGTAGTTGCAGCTGCCGCAGTAATCTTTGGCGGGAGATTTACTGGCGCTCTGGCTATGGCAACGAAAGCGAGAGTAGATGACGCTCTGGCAGCCAGAGCGCAAGCGGTAGCTACCGCCCAATCCACAGCAGCCACTGCCACTTCAGCTACCGTAGTCGCCAGAAAGGCACTGCTGGATAAAGAGGCCGCCTTGTCTTCGCTGGCACTTGCGCAGGCTGAGTATAACGTTGCCAAAGGCTCTTCGGCTGAGGGCTTTGCTCTGCAGAATCTTAATGCTGTTAAGTCAGTGGCTATCCAGCGCTCTGCCTCATATGCAGAGGCCCAGATTGCGCAGGCTGCCGCAACCAGAACAGCTACCGCTGCAGCAGTGACGGCCACAACCACCATTAAATCACTTGCCAATGGCGCACTTGCTCTTATTGGCGGCCCAGTTGGAGCGGCAGTTATAGCAGCCGCTGGAATCTTCTACTTCTATCAGAAGATGCAGCAGGCACGACAGGAAAGCATCGATTTTGCTGACAAGCTCGATGGCGTCATTGCCAAAATGAAGAGCATGAGTCAGGTTCAGCTTGCTGCTGAAATCGACAACGCCAGCAAATCAATCCGTGATCAGGCCGATGCCTTAAAAGATAACCAGTCCACACTTGAGGCTAACGAGCTTCAGCAGTCGCGGTTACGTCGAACTCTCGGATCTCTTGAAGAGGGTAGCCTTCTCTATAAAGTCACGCTCTCTGAGCTGTCTGATGTTCAAAGTGAGCACACACAGTTGATGGCGAAGAACGAAACTGCGCAAGAAAAGCTCAGTCAGACCGTCAGTAAAACCGGCATTCTTCGCGCCCAGATGAATGGCACATTTGCTCAGGGGATCGATTTACTAAAACGTGACGGCGACGCTGCTGGCGTTGCTAGCGGTCTGATGAATCAGTTCGGTCATGCAATCGACTTCGCCAGCCGCGCAAAGGACAAGTTCAACTCTACCAGCCTGCAAATCCCTCGCAGTGATAAGGCAGATGCTTACAACAAAGATCTGGCTGATGAAAACACGCTTCTTGCTATAACCGATAAACGCCTCCGCGCCGTAACCAAGGCTCGGATGGAGGCAGCGGATAAAGGTGGCAACCAGAATCAGGTTAACGCCGCAGGTCAACTGGCTGGGGCGCAGTACGATCTTCAGGCAGCAGAGGCAGCCAGGAACAAAGAAACGAAGGAGGGATTGGCGGCCGGTAAGAAAGCTGAAACACAGGCTGAATCAATTGCGCAGAAGTTGGCCAACCTGAAGCAGCAGTCAGAGCTGGCTGGTGACTCAACTCGCGAGTTAAGTCGCGAGCAGGCAATTCTGACGGCCCAACAGTCTTTGGGTAGCGCGGCAACGCAGAACGATATCAAACTTGCTGGCCAGTATGCTGCAGCGAAGTGGGATACCAGTAACGCTATACGCGCCCAGGCAGCTGCAGAGAAGCTGCTTCCGCAGGCTAAAGAAGATGCAAGCTACAAGCAGGATGTTGCCGATCTGCAGGCGGCATTGTCAGCCAAAAAGATTAGCCAGGAGCAGTACAACGAAACCGCTGAGCGGCTTGAGCAGGAGCATCAGGTTAACCTTGCGAAGATCCGCGCCAATCAATCTGTGACACCACAGCAGCAGGCTGCCGGCGCAGTTGACCCTGTGCAGGCGCTGGCGAATGAAAACGCTCAAAAGTTGGCACTTATCCAGCAGTTTGAGAGCCAGAAAGTGCTCACTGAGCAACAAAGCCTTGCACTACGCAATGCGGCAAACACTCAGTACGAGCAACAGCGCACTGCTGCAATGTGGACCCTCTTTAGCCAACAAAACGCCGGAAATGCCGCACTAGCAGAAACGTTTGAGTCCCTTCAGGGCAATGCGTCAAACGCTCTGACAGGCATTGTAACCGGCAGCATGAGCGCCCAAGAGGCTATGTCCTCTCTCACCAGTAATGCGCTTAACAGCCTGATCAATTCCTTCGTTCAGATGGGGGCAGAATGGGTTAAGTCTTCAGTAATGGGAGCGGCAGCACAAACTACCGCTATCACAACCACAACGGCGGCATCTGTTGCTGGCACTGCCACCACCACCGCAGCAAGCACTGCAGCCGCCGGTACCACTATGGCCGCATGGTTGCCAGCAGCACTTGTTGCTTCAATCGGGTCATTTGGTGCTGCAGCAGTCGTTGGTGGCGGCGCATTACTGGCTGCGTTCGGCTTGATCGCAGGGCTTTCAGGCAAGCGTAAGAACGGTGGCCCGGTATCGGCAGGCTCCATGTATCAGGTAGGTGAGGGGGGCATGCCTGAAATCTATCAGGCCAGCAGTGGTAAGCAATACATGATCCCCGGCGATAACGGTTCAGTGATAAGCAATAAGGACATGACTTCATCAGCCGGTGGCTCAGGTGGGGTGGTTATCAACATACAGAACTACACCAGCGCCACGGTTGATGCTCAGGCCAATAACACAGGTGGTGGGCTGACAATAGACGTCATTGTGGCAGACCTGAATCAGGGCGGGCCAATCCGGCAGGCAATAACCCGCAACACAACAGCATCAGCGAGGGCTACAGAATAATGGCTATTGATTATCCTGACTGGCTCCCGCTGGCTCAGAAGTCTAATAAAAACGTCACCAGTGATACGGGTTTCCGCACTGACCAGCCACAGGTTGGTGCGCCAATCTTCCAGAAGCTTACTGACGACCTTAAATCATCATTCAGCCTGACATGGATATTCACACGTGATCAGCACCGTGCCTTTTACCAGTGGTTGCGCAGCCCTAACTATCTGGATAACGGCAATCAGTGGTTCAGCATGAGGCTATCTACCGGGACTGGCGACTCAGGGCTGGAAGTTCAGGAGCTTCATTTCACGGCCTATCCAACATGGAACCAGAGCGGGTCTGTGTTCACCTGGACAGGAAGCGTAATTGCCAGAGAGCTGAATAACTCTGATGACGAATTTGACGACATCCTGGTTGAGCTGCCGCCGCCATGGGGTAGCTGGCTGGACATTGTCGTCACTGGTTATCCCGACGGGCGGGATAAGGAATCATTACCAAGGGTGCCTTAATGCCGACTTTCAGAGAGTTCAAAAGCCAGCGGCCCAACCGGGTGCTTTTCGACACGCTGACGTTCTATAACCAGACATTCGGCTATATCAGGCTGGTAGACAAGCAGGTGTTCCCCAAAACCTTTGCTGGCCAAATCTATACACCGTGCCGCATGGAAATCAACGAAAGCCAGCAGAGCTCAACGCCTGTTATTGATTGCAGCGTCAAATTCAGCCGTCTCGCACAGGACTTTAAGCAGCAACTTAAGCTCTGGCGGGGGTATGCGCGCATCACTCCAATTTCGGCCACATACCAGCGTTTTGATTCGGCGGACATGAACACCCCACTCAAGCCATGGACGCTCTACGTCAACGACGTAAGCATGGATCAGAACGATGTGACCGTTACGTTGACCCTTAAAAACCCGCTTAATAACAACGTTGGCCGGCTGTATACGCCAGAGGAGTTTCCGGGGCTACAGAATGCTTAAAGCTGAGTTCATCGAGAGGGTGACAGGAGCCCCATGGCGTGACAGGTCATGCACCTTTGAGGCTATGGATTGCTGGGCGCTGGTAGTTCTCTACTACCGTCATGTGCTGGGCGTAGAGATTCATCACCAGCCTGACTACGAATCTGGCGCCGACTTCCTGACGTGCTTTACAGGCGAAGTCGTGTACTGGCGGCAAACGGATATCTTCAGTGACAACGGAATTTTTATTGCCTGGTACGGCAGCCAGCCTGTTCACGTCGGACTGACTCTTGACGGGCGGGCATTGCACAGCCGCGGAGAAAGCGGGCATGTGCGCTCAGACAGCATCCGAACAATACAAAAACTATTCACGCGCGTGGAGTTCTATCAGTATGCCAATCGTCCAGATTCAGCGTGTTCCGGGATTGCCGAAAGAGAGAGTTAAAGCCCCTGCTGGTGTGCCATTCAATGAGTGGCTGGCAGTCCAGAATCTTCATAACGAACTACGTATCAGTGTTAATGGTCATGAACTGCGTGACGATGACGATATCGGCTTCAGCCTGCAAGAAGAAGATCGGGTTATCATCTTCGACCAGCCTAAATCAGGCGATCTGGCTAAAACTCTCCTTAACCCGCTTGAGCACTTCAACCCGATAAAGTTTACTCAGAAAATCATGAGTGGGCTCATCAAGCAGCCCGGAACAGGCAATATCGGGCAGAGCAAAACTTCATCGAATAACAGCCTTAAGGGACAGTCTAACCTCGCTAGGAATGGTGAGGCAAAGCCAGACAATTACGGTCTAATTAGGGCTTTCCCTGACCTGATTCAGGAGTCTCTCTTTGAATATACGGACAATCTGAAATACCTGACCGAGTTCATGAACTTTGGCATTGGGACTTACACTGTCAGCTCAGTCAGATATTCGGAAAGTAACCTTGGGTCGATGGCGGGGGCGTCTTTCACCGTCTATAACCCAGGTGATGTGATCGGCACGATAAATGAGGGTTATCAGTTCGATGACGTTGATGGTCAGGAGGTGCCTGGCAAGAACGAGTCGGAGGATTTCCCAATTGAGAGTGCTACTGCCAGTAGTGTGATAAGCGGAAGCTATTCCGGTGGCCAGATATTAATGAAGATCGTCAAGCAAGCGA